GACACAGTTACGTTGCCTATCAACGCGGCTGTTGTGACGAATAAACTTTACGGTGGACTTGATGATTACGACCTAGCAGCGGGCAATTCTGTGGTCGGCGGCAATGCCCGCAATGAAACAATTGCCTCGGCGGCAATCCTTAATCTGCCCACTCGCGGGGAAATATTCAACGTAACCGGCACTACAAACTTCGGATCCATTAATGGCGGATGGGCCGGGCGTCGAGTGACGTTTATTTTCAGCGGCATTTTATCTGTATTAACGAGCACAGGCGCGAGCAACAATGTGCGCCTAAGTGGTGCGGCTAATTACACTAGCGCAGCCAACAGCACACTCACAATCGCGCACAACGGGGTTCAGTGGTTTGAGGTGGGGAGAACGGCGTAATGGATGAGAACCTAATCTACTGGAACGGCGTGGCGGTCGGCATTGATTGCGGGCGCTATATCTCATGGTTTCCATCTGCGCCTGCTGAAGTCATCGCAGCGCTGACAAAGGCATTAGCGTGATGCGCGATCTATGGGAACAGACACCGGGCGGGATCAAGCTCGCGCTCGATATGCTTTCGATCACAACTCTGTTGGGGACGCTCACGCAAATGCTGCCGCACGTTGCCGCGATCCTTACGATCATCTGGACCGCGCTGCGGATATTCGAAACGCAAACGGTGCAGAATATGCTTGGAAAAAAGGGCGGCAAATGAGCATTACCGTCACGGCATGGCAACCGCTTGCGACCAAGTTGATGCACCAGTTCGAAGGATGCAGGCTGAAGGCCTATCCTGATCCTGGAAGCCGCGACGGGCATCCGTGGACGATTGGATGGGGTTCGACAGGTGCGGGCATCGGGCCGGGTGTCGTATGGACGCAAGAGCAGGCAGATGAGCGCTTCTTGACCGACCTGTCGGCTTTCGGGGACAGGGTCGCAAAGCTCTTGGATGATGCGCCGACGACCGCGCACCAGATGGCTGCGCTCGTTTCGCTGGCTTACAACATCGGGGCAACGGCGCTTGCGGGTTCGACCGTCTTGAGCCGCCATAAAGCGGGGAATTATCCCGCAGCGCAGGTTGCGTTCCTTTTGTGGGACAAGAACGATCGCAAGGTCATGCGGGGGCTGACACGCCGCCGTGAAGCCGAAGCTGCATTATACGGGACACCAGACGAATGAACCCCTCGGACCTCCGCAGCTACGTCGCGCTCACCATTGCAGTGTCAGCGCCGATCCTGACCGGGATCGTTTTGTTCCGCCATTTGCCGGACGGTGCGCATGAAGCGGCCATCATCCTTGTAACCCTCGCGTGGCAGCACGTTGGCACGATCAGCCGCAGCCTGTTTCCCGCGCCGGAAAGCACGCCGCTCGGAAAGGACGCATAATGCTAGGGCTTGGCATCGATCTAGGCTTAGGTCCGCGCAAGGTCGGTGGTGGTGCGCCCGTACCTTTCGCCAGCGTCAACACGCTTGGCTGGAATGTGGACTACGCAGCCACCCCGCCAAGCCTGAACCCGCTCACGACGTTCTCGGTCAGCCGCGCGGGCTTCAGCGACACAGGCACGGCGACGACAATTACAGACACGCTGACTGCAACGCAGCGGACGCGGCAGGCATTTCCAAATGAGGCCAGCTTGACCGCTCTGACCGTGGCGCTGTCCGATTACATCCTCTCTACCGACACCGTTTCCGGCGCGACGAACAACAGCACCGAAACGATGCCAAAGCCAATTGCAAATTGGGCGATGCTTGACCGGCAACTGATCGGCAATAGCCTCACGCTTGAGGTGACCGGCAACCACTGGTCGGCGCGCTCGGGCCGTCCGTTCCGCTGCGTGGTGTTCACGGCGACCGATGGCACCAACACAGTGACCGCCACGACGACGACCATGACCGTATCGGGCCATACCGGCGACAAGAACGCGGTGCTGGTCTATCAGGCCACACTGGACACGACGACGTTGGCGACCGGGCTGATAACCTGCAACGCCAAGGTCTACCCGTGGATCGGTACTCTGGCGACTGGATCAGTGGCTGACAGTTCAGCATCATCGGTCGCGCGCGAGTTTAGCCCGCGCTATTTCTACAAGGACGTGACGCGCTTCGCTGCCCCGCCGCTGGCCTATGTCGCCAGCACTGGTATTGACGCGACGGGTGTCGTCTCCACGAATGCGGTGACGGCCAAGGCAACCCCATTCCTGACCGTGCAGGGTGCGATCAACGGGCTAATGACGGCGGTAACCAATGTGGACGGGTGTCGCATCCGCGTCGTCGATGGTGTTAATCTAGGGACTGACCCCGGCGCGGCGCGCAACCAGCTTTGCGCGGCTGTCATTGTCGAGCGCGACCCGCTGGTTTCCAAGGCTGCGGCCATCGTGACGCAAGCGGCAACATGGCGTGCGCGGCTTGGCGTTGGAACGCTTATCGGAGGCCTTACCGAAGGCGCGGTTTTGTTCCGCGATCTGACGTTCGTGCGCGGCGGCGCATTTACACTTCAAGGCGAAGCCGGAACCCAACTGCGAGTGATGATTGCAGACGACGTTGATTTTAACAACAACAGCCAGACCGGAACGATGCTGGCCAATTCACATATTCTTTTTGACGGCTGCACGATGACCAACGCAACTGCAGCGGGCGTGCTTTCAGCAGCTACAGGCGAAATCCGCATGGTGCGCGGTTTGTCGGTCAATCGCGCGGGCGCTCAGACAGAAGGCTGGCTTGTGCTGGGCAGCACAATAACGGCACCCGGCGTGTTGAACTACGGCACGCGTTCCGAAAGCGGTGCCATCGTGCAATTCAACCGCTTTTTGGCCTACGCCAGCACGACGCAGTCTGTTTGGGAGTTTGGCAATTCAACCACCATATCAACGCCGGTCAGCCAAGGCTCGTTCTCGCAGAACTTGATTGAGGCTATCCACACGACCACTAGCAACCCTGGCATCCGCGCGTCGTCTGACAGCGGCTTGCAGAACCTCACCCACGTACTGATAGACAACAACACTATTGCGGCGGGCCACTATCAGGTCGGGCGCATGAATCTGTTTTACGACGAAACGGCGCTGACCAACCGCACACACAAGTTCTGCCGCCTGAAAAACACCGTGGCGGGCGGGTTCTACATCAAGGAGGATGTTTTCCTTGGCTTAAACGGCAACGGCACACCTAACCCGGGTGATGCGCCAAACCACATTGGCAACTGGCACGCGCTTTATGGCGTCGGGGCAAAGAACCTCGTCACGCTGCTAGTCAACACGGGCGCGAACATCGTCGGCGCAAACGAAGGACCAGAATATCCCGGCATTGGCTCAACCATCGCCACCTCGCAGACCGTTCAAGTTCCCGCGACAACGGCGTGGACCAACTGGCAGGCGACAACCACAAGCGGCGCGTCGGCCGTGGCTGGTGCTGGCGGCGGGACGTACACGCTGCCCGGTGTATCACCACTGCTGGGCCGTGTAGCTGCTGCGGATGAAGTGTTCCCGTTCGATCTGGCAGGCACGGCGCGCACACGCGGCTCGGTCGGGGCTTACGCATGATTCTGTCCCTCATCCTTCGCCACCGCATCCTGATCGCGCTCGCTGCGGCGCTGCTTGGGCTTACGCTGGCGTCCTGGCACTACCGCAGCGCTTACCATGCAGAGAAGGCGCTGAGACAGGCAGACAGGGCTGCTTACGGGCAAGCGCAGGCAGAGGCGGCGCTGATCGCACGCGAGGCGCTTCGCCGTCAAGAACACATATACGTGACCAAAGCGCAGGAGTCTGAACATGAATATGTGGCCAAAATTGCCAATGCTCGCAGCCGCGCTGATGCTTACATTGACCGGATGCGCGTCCAAACCGATTCGTGTCAGGCCAGCGGACCCACTGCCATCGCCCAAGGTGACGATACCGGACGTATTGGAAAAGCCAATACAACGCCCGTCATGGTTGCAGTGACAGAGGATGATATTGGCATATGTACTGAAAACACGCTTAGGCTTGAAACTGCGCGCAACTGGGCGCTCGGTTTACAAACCGGCGAATAGATAAACTTTAACTCCACCTCTAGCGCAGAACGTAAACCGGACCAACGGCCAAGGATTAGACATGTGCGATTTGATCCGCGACTGCTTGAGTATGCGACCCCGCGCCAAAAGGAATACATTGAACTGCTGGAGGGCTTTCCAAGCTTCAGATCAGCGGAACTGCAGCAGGGTCTAACGCTTGACACGATAGCATCGTCGATCCGGCGGCTGATGAAATACGCGGCCAGCCAAGGCTACGCGCCGGGGCATTTTGAGCAAGGCGTTGCGCCAGGCAACCGCATGGGCAAGGTGACGATCCAGCGGTCAGCGGACGGCTCTGTAGAACGAACATGGGAACGCCAGCACCCAACAGCAGAGGCTGCGCTAGATGCGCTCAGAGAGGCTGTCGCGGGCATTCTAGAGCCTATTGAGCCGGTCGAGCCTATCCCTGCGCCAGACAACGCAAATGACGATTTGTGCAACCTTTACACTTATTCCGATTTTCATCTTGGGATGTTAGCTCAAGAAGAGGAAGGCGGCGCGAACTGGGACATTAAGATTGCAGAGCGAACGTTGATCGGCAGCTTTGCCATGATGCTAGATCAATCCCCGCCAGCCCACACCGGCATTGTTAACATCCAAGGCGACATGCTGCATTCAGATGGACTGTTGCCGGTCACGCCAGCCCATCGTCACGTTCTGGATCAGGACGGACGTTTTAGCCGGATCGTCTCGGTGGCGATCCGATCAATCCGCGCACTGATAAACATGGCGCTGGAAAAGCATCCGCAGGTTCATGTGGTTATCTGCGAAGGCAACCACGATGAAGCCAGTTCTGTTTGGCTGCGGCTCATGTTCCAGGCGTTGTACGAGAAAGAACCGCGCGTTACAGTGAACGCTTCAGAGCTACCGTTCTACGTGTTCGAATGGGGCAAAACCATGCTTGGCTTCCATCACGGGCACAAGGTAAAAAACGAGCAGTTACCGCTGCTGTTTGCCGCGCAGTTTCCTAACGTATGGGGGCGAACGCTTCGGCGGGCCATCCACTGCGGTCACCGGCACCACTGCGATGAGAAAGAGTACAACGGCGTCACGGTCGTTCAGCATCCGACCATTGCAGCGCGCGATGCCTACGCAGCGCGGGGCGGGTGGATTGCAGATCGGGCAGTGCAGAGCATCACGTATAGCAAGGGGTTTGGACAAGTGGGGCGGGTGTTTGTGACGCCCGAAATGTTAAGGACTCCAGCATGAACACACGCGATTTATTGCACTGGCTAGGCGCGGACGCCAAGGCCATAGCAGACGAATACGAAACGCAGCGCCAACTCGCACGAGAGGCGTTTGAGGTAGATCATACCGACGCGCAGGCCGATGAATGATCCTGTTCGGGACGAAACAACTGCCAAATGGCAGCAATCTGGCGAAATGTTACCGGACGGGAGCATATGCGATACATCCGACGGCATAATATACGATAAATCTGACGGCGCGAACGAACCATATCCGTTGCAAGGCATGGCCGCGATCAACGGGCGGCACCACATCGCTTTGATACAAAGGCTCGGACATTGCGCGGAATCGTTCGATGAATTGTCTCCGCGCGTTTCGGGTGCGCTTGGCACTCTGGCGCTGATCGGGCTGGCTATGTTGACGCGGCCCTTGTCTGACATTGCAGACGATCTGGCTGCGCTGTCTTTGTCAGTGCGAGGTTAAGCGCCGTCGTCCCCATCGCTGTCGCCCAGCGTACCGCAGGCGGCATCGGTCGATCCTTTCAGGGCTGTAGCTGCTCTATTTCTGTCCGAAGTATGTCTACATTTTTCGGACACTCCGGCAAGGGCTGCATCCCGCTCCGCGCGCAGGGTGCGCAGTTCAGCGGTGAGGCGTTCGATCTCGTTGGCGGCTTGGTGTAAGGCTTTGCCGCGAGCGTCATGGTGATACTTAATATCTAGATCACTCCATGCTTGAAGCTGCTCGATCAGGTCGCGGATCAGGTCATCCATTAGTCGATCCTTTCAGGGCTGCAGCGCATAGTGCGAGCGCATTTTCGCACTCGTCTCGGATGGATTGTTCTGTGGGGGTGGTCATGGTCTAGGTTCCTGATCGCGAATGCGTACCAAAGTAGCATGGGCTTTATCTGCGCGGCGTCTTGCGTCACCAACCGCGTTTGCCGCCATGGCATACCGCAGGTCAGCCCAAGCCAAACGGAACCGCCAAAGCGCGCGGCGGGTGATCGGGAACAAGCTCATCACACCCTCCCCGTGATCGCAGCGATGGCGGCGGTGGCGAGGTCGCGGAATTGATGCCATTCGGGTGCGTACCGTTCGTCTGGTCCCGCTAAATCATGTTCAGGATCAAGCCCGTCAGCGATGCACAACGCCCGCGCCACACGGTCCACAGCATCTGGCCGGATCTTCACAATCACCAGCCCCTTATCCTGCATCCGCGAGACGATCAGCTTGGCTGCGTCCAGTGAAGTCCAGCCTAGGTCGAAGCTGTCGTCGATGGTGGTTTCGAAGAAGTCGATGAATTCTTCGTCGGTCATGTCAGTCCTCCCCTAGCGCTTTATAGGCAGCTTGGATGGCAAATTCACCATAACTGTCCGGATGTTCTTTGTTCTTTCGTATATCGTCCGCATGGGAGGGGCATAATGTCGCCTCCATCACAGCCGCCGCTACCTTCCGCGCCTTAGCCATGCGGGCCTCGTCAATCGGTGGGGTCCAGCCCAGTTCTTGGAGGGTGCTGGCGAGAATTTGCGAAGAGTGGTTTTTTCTATTGAAGCACTGCAATTGTCTGTCATTCAGCCGTCGCAGGGCTTCAGCGAAGTACACTTCGGGTATGTCGGTCATGGCTTGCCCTTTCATTCAAGATGTGCCGTATGAGGCTGTGCGGTAGCCCTGTGGCGCTTCAAGGTGTGCGCGAAGCATTGTGCCCCCTCGCAGTTGTGCGCGGCGTTCAGCCTCTTCCTTTGTGGCAAATTCACCATCAAGCCATTTTGTGCCGTCAAAGGTGTCGACGCAGTAAACTTTCCATGTGTCGGTCATGGGTGGGGTTCCTGACATAATTAGCGAAGGTTCATTTGTGCGCGCATCGTGCTTTGGCTTGTACGCCATGCCTCAAAACGCAAGCGTTTAGCTTCAGCCTGTGCGTGCATCGTTGCGGCTTCCATCGCGGCAGCAAACCAATCCTCCTTCGCTAGTTCGTACACTGGATCGCATTTGGCCAGTTCAGCAGCTTCTGCGGCGCTTTTGACTGTCGCCTTATGCTTCACAAACATAGCCGCGCGTACTGATTTGCGGCGATAATCCAGTTGCTCGGCGCGAACCTTCGCCTGGCCTGCTTGGATAAACAGGCGTTCGGCTTCGTCAATGGCGTTCTCAATGTTAGCGGGCGCGTTCATGCTGTTTCCTGCCTAATGCGTTTGATCTCGGATGCTTTGGGGCTGGTCTGGCAGAAGGCGTCGATCAGCGCGTAAGGATCGGCGACGGTCCATCTTTCGTCCCTTTCACCGCACACCAAGCCCCAAAACGAATACTCTCCAACTTCATGCTGCTTGCGATGGCAATCGCGGCACAAACTGACGACGCGCCAATCGTCAGGCTTTTGCCCCATGCCAGCGCCGGAACCGATGCGAACGTGTGCCGCCTCAATCCCCGCATCAGTATGGCAGACAGAACAGCAGTGGCTACGCACAAACCCAAGGTGCGCTTGTGAGCGCCAGCGGGTTTCAGACTTAGCCTTTTTGGGTTTGCGGGGCGGGAGCATGGCAATCAGCCCTGATAATCAGCAAGCGGAACGGTCCAGATCGGCTCTGCTGGTTCGTACAAACGGCCCAAAGGCTGGCTTGCAGCAAAAGCTTCAATCGCGCGCTGCGAGCGAAGATAAACCGAATTTTGGTATAGAGCGCCATATGCCCGCTCTGGCTTCATAAGCCATTCACGCAGCCGGATCGCAGCCAAGTGCGTTGGCGATGTAGCGGCTCCGTTCAGAAGTATTTCGGAAAACTGAGCAAGCTTTTCGCGGTTTACGCCGTTCATCGCAGCGACAGCCATGGCAGCAAAAACAGGTGCGGTTGACATATAGCGGCGGCTTTTCCCGAAGGTCGAAAGCGCAAAAAGGATGCAGTCTTTGTGGGCGTGCGCAAATTCACGAATTTGGCTGATTGTCGCTACGCGGTTGTTTCCCAGCGACATCAAAAAGCGCGAGACAGAAACAACATTTTTGTTAATCCAGTTTTCGCCTTCAGAAATTCGGATTGTGTCAACAACTGAACGCGGGCGATGCTGATCAATGCCAATGCAATCGGAACGAGACAAACCCGTGATAACAAGCATGGTTTGAGCGATACCGCTTCTAACAATAGCAGCCAAACGATGCTGACCATCGGCTAGCGCGCCATCGTCGTAAAACGCAATGCCTTGATGTGTTGTTCGCCAGTTGCCGCTGACCATATCATGCGCAAGTTTATCAACTTGGCGCTGGCTAATGTTACGGTTGGATGTGTTCGCGTCTTCCAGCCACTTTGACGCAAGTTCAGGCGTGATAAGCATCAAGCTGGTTTCGAGACTGTCGGCATCAAACTTATAAGCTGTAGCCATGTCACCACACTCCGTTAGAGGAAATAAAGGGAATTGCGTCGTCCAGATCACCTGAAGACGTTTTACCGGACCGTCCGCCATTGCCGGTTTGCTCGCGCGGCTTCGGCTCAAACAGGTTTATTACTACTCGGCCTTCAGCATCGGGGATCGGCAGCGCATCAAGCACTACCTGCATTCCCTTATCGGATTGCCAGCCGCTGCCAATTTTTAACCAGAAGGTCTTGCCGTCTTTGCTCTTGCGTGGAGTGCAGGCGTCGTACCGTTGTGCCATTATTTTGTTTCCTTCATGTAACGGGTTTCTAGATCGGCCACGGTTGCGGCCACTTCGGCCAAGAACAGAGCAACCTTACGCTCCATCTCGGCCAGCAGTTCAGCGTCACGTTCAACGCGACAAACATGCAGTTGCATCGGCTCAGGCAAGCGCGGATCAAACGACACAAAGTCGCACCAATCGCGCTCAGTGCAAGCCATCTGCCATTGCATCTGGAGCATATACTTGCGGTCAATTGACGCGCCGGTCAGGGTCTGAATATGCGTGGCCGTGTTTGGGCATTTGACCTCAAGCAAGCCGCGCTCGCTAACTAAGCCATCTGGTGACGCGCCGCTAAAGTCAATGAACGGGTGCGGGTGGAAGCCTGTCTCGCTGACCGGATCGTTGACGCTAAAGGCATATGCCGCGCGGGCCTGCGCCTCGGTTTCGATGCCCCAATCCATCGCGGCATTGCGGAAACTGTCAGTAGGCAGGCCGGTCAAGCGCTCGGTGACAAGCTGGGCGTGATAGTTTGCCCGATCTGCGCCATATCCCGTCTTGGTGCGCGCCATCACTTTGTAGATCGCGCTGGCAGTGACCTTGCCGGTGCGAACTGCCAACCAGCCATCAGTGCGCTGTTCAAGCATGTTCGGTTTCCTTTGCGCGTTCGGCCAGCTTTTCGCCCAGGCGCTTAATCGCACCAGCAGCTTGTTTGGTGGTCAATTCGGACAAAGCCGACACTCGATAAGCTTCGCAGATGATACCGGCCTGATTGCCGCCGAGCGCTTCGCACAGGCCGATCATCTGGGCGACGGTGTCGTTGTCAGCTACATCAGTCACAGGCGCGCTCTCGACCCGCTGAGACGCCTTCACGGCTGCAGTTCCGTCATCGTCCTCCACAGGAACACCAAACGCAGTCACAAGTGCGTAGCGGCGCGCGTAGGTCATTGCAGAGCCGAAGCCTTGGGCGTCTTGCTTGCTGGCGGGGACAAACAGCGCCCCTAGCGACATGCTTTCTCCGCTAGCGTGGTGCAGAAGCGTCTCGATCTGTACGCCTCTGTCGTGCGGAACTGGGTGCTGCGTGAAAAACAGATTGTGCTTGATCAGCGCGGGCTTGATGGCCTCAATCACGCCGGTCAAGCTGGCGTACTTGTATTTTTGCTGCCCGACCTGGCCGGTTGCGGATTTGGTCGCGCTTTCGATCTCGCCAAAGGCAAGCGCCATAGCGGAATGCAGCGTATCGACTGCGATTTTGGTTTGAGCGCTCACTTGCTGTTCTCCGAAGGCTGTTTGGGCATGATGGCCGGTCTGCGATAAGCAGCGAGCGGCGCGATGAATTGGCGGTTGCCAGGTTGCGGGCGCATGATGCGCGGCTGCGAGAGGTGGTGCAGGATCACGCCACGACTCCATAATCAGCAGGCCGCGCCGGGATCGCATCCTGCGACGCAAAGCCAAACATGGGCAAAAAGAACAGCGGGCGGCCTTTTGCGGCAAGGACGGCTGCGCCTTGAATTTCCCAAGCGGCGTCCCAAGCGGCGTCCCCAGCGGCGACCCAAGCGGCGTCCCAAGCGGCGTCCCCAGCGGCGACCCTAGCGGCGTCCCAAGCGGCGGCCCCAGCGGCGACCCTAGCGGCGTCCCTAGCGGCGGCCCCAGCGGCGACCCTAGCGGCGTACCTAGCAGCGGCCCAAGCGGCGTCCCAAGCGGCGACCACTTTCTGCCAGCCATCTCTATCCAGCCCGTCCATGAAGTGCCAGAAGTCGAGCAGTTTGCTCCATTGGTCACCAAGCACTTTGCCGGGCTCGGTCAGAACAATGGACGGCGCACCGTCTGCGTTGTCGTTAATGTTCCGCAGCAGCACCGAATGGGCGCGGCTGATGTTCAACGCTTTGGCCGTCGCAATGTCCGCTTCGGCCTGTGCTGTGTTGTTCAACTGGTCGACCGACCAGCCTGCGACAACATGCAGCACCTGACCCTGCGCACACATACACCCGAGTTCGCCGGGGACATACGCGTCGTAATCTATCAGGCTCCCCTTATAAGGCTTGCCTTCACCAAGGTTCCAGCGGGCGATAAGTTCAGAGATTTTCATGGCGTTACAATCCAAACAAGAGTAAACAGCGCGCAAGCCAAGGCCATGACAGGCAGGCCGGTGATGAACTCGCGCGGGTGGTTGCGGATGAGGCGGAGGGCGGCGGTCACGCCCACTGCCCCAACCCATCAGACGAAAACGGGTGTTCCCACATGGCAGCGTGATGGTTGCACAGATATTCGATCTGGCCCGCGCCGATGTATTTGCGTGCAGTTTCGCCACATTCGCTGCAATAATAATCGCGCCTCGCGGTCGGACCTGCAACGCCAGTGCGCTTGACCTGCTCGCCAGCCTTGCAAGACTTAGAGCAAAATCGAGCCCAACCGCGTGCCCTATCGGCGGTGCGTGCGGTGAATTGGCATCCACAATTCTTGCACTTGTATTGCGCAGTGCTGGCCATCAGTGGGCTTCTTCACTGTGCTGGCGCGCGAAGCTGGGCACATGCGCGATGTAGAGCGGCGAAGGCCCATCAACGCCCAGCGCAGCAGCAGCGCGGTTCAGGAACACGCGAGCGCCGCCAATGTCGCCCGCTTCGGCTGCGGCCAGCGCCCATGCGACATGCGACGAAGCGCGGCCAATGATCGCGGCTTGGTCAGCGGCGCTCATGCCGCGCCCCCGCAATAAAACCCGTCGTCCAGCCAGCGCTCATCATCGCCGCGCCAGCCAACCGGAGCCAGTTCAGCCTCGCGGTCTGCGAGCAGGTTCCAAACGTCCATGCACTCGGTCACGCTAAAGATTGCCTCAAGCATCGGCACTTCGGCGCGCTGTGCGAGGCGAGTGTAGTCACCGTCTGCGGCTTCCAGCGCTGCAAGGTATGCGGCTGAAGTTGCGGCGAGCTTGCGCGCGTCGGTAAGGTTGCGTTCGCGCGTGACTGCGAGCCAGTCTGTTTTGTGTGCGGGGTTCATGCTGCCACCTGCGCGGCAAGGCGTGTCGCTTCATGCTGAAATGACCCATCAATCGGGCACTGCCCAAGGCCATCAAGATCAAACAACTGCGCGCCGAAACAATCAACGCCGACCGGCGCGGGCAACACATACTGCGTCCACTGGCTCGACTGCAAACCAAACCCATTGCGCGGAAGGCTGTAGGCGTAGCTGCCAACAGACAGGGTAACTGTGTCGCCCTCGTTAGCGCCACGGATCGCAGTCAGGCATTTGCCAAACTCAGCGTGAAAAGAATAAGCGGCCATTGTAGTATCCCCTGCGGCACCGTGCCGCTGTTGCATATCTCTAAACGCGGGAATTGCACCGTGCAAGCATAAAAGTTTAGCGCGGCAAAAATAATTCAGTTGCGCTAACCCAATCCGGCGGTATGAAAGAGCGCATGACCCTAGACCAATATTTCACTCGCCCCGGTTCGCTTCGGCTGACCGATCTATCTAAGGCCATTGGCGTAACCAAGGGCCGATTGTCGCAGTTGCGGCATTCAAAAGATTGGCCTGGAGCAATTGCGCTTGCGGTTGAAAAGGCTACGGACGGCGCGGTTAATGCGTCGGACCTTAGCCCGGTCGTTCGCCAAGCTCGGGAGACAGCAGCATGACCCAGTATCTCTGGCGGAAATACCAACCGCACAACGATCTCGAAGGCACTACATCGGAACGGATAAACGAGAAGATGATGCGCGAAGGATCGCGGGTCTTGCTAATCGCCATTGCGAAAGCCCACGCTACACGCGAAGGGCCGGATGCCTTGCGCGCGTTTTACAAACTGCGAAGTGAAGAATGATCCGCGACCTTATCGCCATCCTGCCAGCCAAGGCCCGTGAGCGCATCCGTCCTGATTTATTGCCACAGGGCGAGGCTGAACTTAACGAGCGCCTAGCGGCCCGTAAGGCGGTGCGGCGAGCCTATTCACAGGTGCAACGATGAGCCACGCCAATCATCCAATGGGTTTGCCCATGACTTACGCGGCCAAGCTCGCGCAGCGGCACAGCGATGCAGGGTTCATCCTAGCGCAGCTTAACCGCGAATACGGCTATCACGATGTGACCCGCGAACAGATTAAGGCCATGCGCGCTGTTGTTGAAAACGATAACCAGCGCCAGCGTGAATTGTTCCTGCGCGAGGTCGAGAAGGCCGTTCAGGCCGAAGATGGTCAGAAGCGCACGCAAGCGCAGATCGCTTCTGACAAGGCCATCAAGGACGCCAACGACGCACAGCATCTAGAAGCCCGTGAGAAGCGCAGAGAGATTGAGCGCCGCGCTCAGCAGCGTGTACGCCAGCGAAAGCACATTGAAGCGCTACAATCGCTCGCAGAGCGTAAGGATGTTCGCGCTGCGCTTGGTCCCGTCTCTGCACCGGAGATCATCGCCTGTATCGCATGGGCGTTTGGCGTTCAGCCGACGGACGTTGTCGGCGACCGGCGCAAGCGTGACTTTGTAACGGCACGGAATACGTGCGCTTGGGTTTTGATCCAGCGCGGCAATTCATCGTGCCAGGTGGGCCGATGGCTTAACCGCGACCACAGCACGATCTTACACGCGCTCAAGATGTACGAGGCAAACGCAACGGACAAGATGCGCAAGATCGCAGCGAAATACGTGAGGTCAAAATGATCCGGCTGACACTCCCCTGGCCGCACCAGTTGCTTTGGCCCAACGGCTCGCGCGGCAATCACCATGCTGTCAGCGGTCAGAAGAAGAAACATCGCGGATGGGCGACTGCTGAGACATGGCGCTACGCTAGATCGTGGCCAGCAGAGGAAGGTGACATTGCCATTAGGCTGATCGTGTCTGCCAAGCCACGCGGGCCGCTCCCTGATCGGGATAACTGCGCTTCCGCCTGCAAAGCCTACTTGGACGGAATCGCGGATGCGCTGAAGGTCAACGACCGCCGGTTTCGCGCGCCTGTCGTTGAGTTCGCAGACACGCGCACCGGCTCGTTTGTCATCGAGGTAAGCGCAGTTTGCCCCGACTTACTTGCAAGTGATTAACGATAAGGGTATAAGGTCGGCCAACCAATTGCGCTTCTGGGCAGGCGCGCATTTTGGTCGCTTACGTGCCGAAAGGGGGCAACCGAATATGCGTTTTATATCCAGATCAGTTGCCGACCGCAAGGCCATTTACTCATGACAGGATGGGTGCGCCTTTGGCACGATATGCCGACCGATCCTAAGTGGCGAACGATAGCACGCAAAAGCGGTCAGCCTCTGCCATGCGTCATTGCGCTGTTTAATCTCATCATGGTCAACGCCAGCAGCAACGTCGACGAACGCGGGACGCTGTACAACTGGAATGATGATGATGCAGCAGCCGCGCTTGATATGGAGCCAGAAGCGGTAATTGCTATCATCGCAGCCATGCAAGGCAAAGTGCTTGAAACCAATCGTTTAACCGGCTGGGAAAAGCGCCAACCGAAGCGCGAAGATGATGGCGCAGCGGCACGCAAAGCCGCGCAAAGGGAACGCGAAAGAGCGCAAGCGGACGCTGTGTCACACGCTGTCACGCATAGTCACGCACCAGAGATAGATGCAGAGATAGATGTAGAGATAGATAAAGAAGTTATTTGTGCATCTGGCGATGCACTCAAGCCTGAGCATGTTGTCGAGATATGGAACGACACTGCCCCTAGGCTAGGCAAGCCCACAGTCCGCAGCCTCACGCCTGCCCGCCGCGAATTGCTTAAGGCCCGCATAGGTCAATACGAGCTCAGTGACTTTCAGGACGTTTTCGGCAAGATCGAACGCTCGCCATTTTTGCGAGGTGACAACGGCTGGCACGGCTGCACGTTTGATTGGGTATTTAAGCGCGCCAATTTTCAGAAAATCCTTGAAGGAAACTACGACCAATGAGCAATCCACTTCGCCGCGATGGCCTGACCATGTTGTCAACCGGACGCGATGCGCGCCCCGGCGAGACTGTCACGATCCTCGTAAAGGACGATAAGGGCAAAGAGATTGCTGAGCCTATCGTGTTCATTCGAACTAATCGCGCTTATCCTTACGATTTGGCAGATGCGTACAACGCGCGCCGCAGATCACCGCAATCGCCGTATTGGTATGTGGACCACTCTGGCAATATCAAGCCTGGCGAAGCTCCTGCCCGCCCTGTTGACCCGTGGACGCCTGAACCCGGCGAGATCGAAGCAACCAATGCCGTAGTAGCCCGCGCGATTGCCACCGGCATGACGCAAGAGCGGTTCAACGAGCTTGTCGCCAACGGAACGATCACCCGCGAGGTTCGCAAGACCATGCAAGCCGATGTTAGCTGACATACCTGCGCCAGGATACACACGGGATCGGGCGGGGATATTGTCGCCGTGAGAAAAATTGAGCCGGATGCAAAATAGGTGTTGCAATCCGCAACGCTGGCGCTAAGGTGGTTTCAACGCAACGGGCACTGCCCACTCTTTCGGAGGTTCTTATGTTTCACGCTTCTCTCTTTTCCGCCATCACCGAAGCCACTCCGCTGGCTTGCCAAGCTCTCCTTGCGCAAGGCATTCGCTTTGCGGTTGCCGTTAAAAACAGCAAGGGGGAATGGTTCCTTCTTCACGCAGACGACCAGCTTCACGCTGCCGATCTGGCCCACCACTGGGTGCACACAATGGGAGCGCGCGGCGCTTCCTGCCGTCGCATCTTTTCCTATGGCGTTGCCGACAAGCCGTTCCACACGGTTTTCGAGGACGCTGGCTTTTATGAAGAAGGGGAGGCCGCATGACCCCCGCCGACTTCAACCGCATCCGCCAGACCAAGGGGCTATCTATCGCACAGATAGCTCGCATCCTTGGCATTGCAGACAGATCAACCGTGCATCGCTGGGCAACCGGCGAGCGCAATATCAGCGGTCCAGCGTCGGTTGTTTTAGAGATGCTTGATCGGGACGAACTGCCCGCACGTTACATGGAGCAAGGCGGATCATGACCCTACGCGACTTCCTCCGCATCAACTTCGGCTGGGACCTGTACGATTGGGAACCCGGCGAGATTGAGTTTTAGAAAATGAGAATTGACCCGTTAAACATCAAGCTGGACGAGCTGGAACTGTCAGCCCGCACAACAAATGTGCTTTGCCTCGACATGGGGTTCACGACGATCCGCGAGGTTGTAGGCCTAAGTGAACAGGAACTCTTGAGGTTGCCAAACTTTGGGCGCAAATCACTTAACGAGATAAAGGAGGTCTTTAGCATTTACGGAGTGAGCCTTTCCAAAATGAAGGCGATCCCACCGCTTGAGCGATTAAGCGCTCTTGTTGGCCGCGTTCATGCAACCAAAGCCGCATACGAAGCCGCTGTGCGAGAACTGGCAGCGTTTACTAATGGCATGGCTGGCGATCTAAACGATGAGACTGACAGCCCTTGCCCATCGCGCTCAGACAAGGTAGATTGAGGCATGGCCGCAAATGTACAAAATACTGGCGGGAAATATAATCCCAGCGTCAACCTGACTAACGCTGGCCGTGGTCGTCCGAAAGGCGTTCCCAACAAAGTCACCGCTGCTGCCAAGTCTGTCATTGCCGAAGCTGCCGAAAAACTTGGCGGTGTTCAGCGTCTGGTTGATTGGGCAAAAGAGGACCCTGAGAACGAAAGCAAGTTCTGGGCGACGATCTATCCCAAGCTCATCCCAGTGCAGGTGACAGGCGAAGACGGCGCGCCGATCCGTTATGAACAGGTGCAGACCGATGCAGATGCTTTCGCCCGCACAATTGCTAGCCTCGCTGCCAGAGCAGGAACGGGAATCGCACCTAGCCGGACTGAGCATTGAGACACAGGCCGCGCTTCGATGGCACTGGCCATTCTGGGCGCGTCCTAATCAGATGGCACCCGATGGCGATTGGCGAACATGGTTGATTCTGGCAGGGCGCGGCTTCGGCAAGACTGAGGCAGGCGCGCAATGGATTAGACAGCGTGTCGAGAACGGCGCTAGGTCAATCGCGTTAGTGGCTGAGACGCAGAAGGACTTGGAAGAGGTCATGGTTGCGCGGCTGCTGAAGATCAGCCCGCCCGACATGATGCCCAAGGTGCGATACAAGCCTGTCCGCCTGATCTGGCCCAACGGCGCTGAAGCCCTTGGCTACAACGGCACTGAACCCGATCAGCTACGCGGACCTGAGTTTGATACGGCATGGGTCGATGAACTTGCGAAGTACCGCTATGCCCGCGAGCTATGGGACATGCTGCAATTTACGATGCGGCGCGGCGACGATCCTCGCGTTCTGGCAACGACAACGCCCCGGCCCATCCCCGTCCTGCGCGAGATTATGGCGAACCCGTCGACGGAAATTACGCGCGGCTCTACGATGGAGAACAAGGACAACCTGGCCGAAGCGTTCATCGCCGCTGTGGTGGACAAATACGCCGGAACGCGGCTTGGCAGGCAGGAACTGGACGGCGAGATACTGGACGACGTTCCAGGCGCGCTGTGGACGCGGGCGATGATAGACCGCACGTATTGCGACGATCTGCCCGAGATGGTGCGCGTTGTGGTTGCCATTGATCCCAGCGGAACAAACGGCGCGGATGATGGGGACGAGGTCGGCATTGTCGTGGCTGGTCGAGGCATCGACGGGCGCGGGTACGTGATTGAGGACCTGACCTGCAAGCTATCGCCTGATGCATGGGCTAGGCGCGCCATAGAAGCCTACTACAGGCACAAGGCTGACCGTTTGGTAGCAGAGCGCAACTTCGGCGGCGCAATGGTGCAGAGCGTGGTCAGGACGGCAGACCGCAACGTGTCGTTCAAGGAAGTGACCGCGAGCCGGGGCAAGAGCGCGCGAGCTGAGCCTATCGCTGCGTTGTACGAGCAAGGCCGCGTATCGCACGTTAGGGGCTTGTCCGATCTTGAGGACCAGATGACGCTAATGACGATGGCCGGATACGCTGGTGAAGGTTCACCCGACCGCGTAGACGCATTGGTCTGGGCGTTGACTGAAGCCATGTTATCGCATCAGTCTGACCGTGGCCCGCAGCAGCTTGAAGTGATCCCCGTGCAGTCCCCTTGGCGCTAACTTGCCCTTGACCTAGCAGCATGGTATGCAAACGCGCCCAACGTCGCGATGACAGTGGGGCATCGGGGTTACGATGGCACGGACTAAAGCCGAGCGGCTCGCAAAGGTTCACGCAGAAGCAATTGACGGCTTCAACCGCGCCTATGAAGGCTGTGCGGATGAACGGCGTCAGGCTGTCGAGGATCGTCGGTTCTACAGCATCCCCGGCGCGCAATGGGAAGGCCCGTTTCGCGAACTGTTCGCCCGCCGTCCACGGCTTGAGGTGAACAAGGTTCACTTGTCGGTGATGCGGATCATCAACGAATACCGCAACAATCGCATCACGGTCGATTTTACGTCCAAGGACGGCACCGCAACCGACAGGTTGGCTGATACGTGCGATGCTCTCTATCGGGCTGATGAGCAGGACAGCGGCGCTCAGGAAGCGTATGACAATGCATTCGAGGAAGCGGTCGGCGGCGGCTTCGGTGCATGGCGTCTGCGGACCGCATACGAAAACGAGTACGACGATGAGGACGAACGGCAGCGCATCCGGATAGAACCGATCTACGATGCCGATACGAGCGTGTTCTTCGATGCCGATAGCAAGCGCCAGGACAAGTCCGACGCAAAGCATTGCTGGGTCGTGTATTCCGTCACGCGCAACGGCTATATGGATGAGTGGGGCGATGATCCCGCGACATGGCCGAAGGACAGCGAGACGACGCTGTTTGATTGGTCTACGCCGGATGTGGTGTATCTGGCTGAATATTATTGCGTCGAGGAAAAGCGCGAAACGATCCATGTGTTCAAGACGCTGACCGGCGAAGAACTGCGATACACCGACGACGACCTAGAGGATATGTCGGAAACCGTCGAGGACGACAACGGCGACTACATTGAGGGATCGGTGGACGCTGGCATTGAGATGCTTGCGATGGAAGGCACCGACAAGCTGCGCGAGAAGCGCGTGAAGAAGCGCAAGATTCGCAAATACATCATGAGCGGCGGCAAGGTGCTTGACGACTGCGGCTATATCGCGGGCAAGTGTATCCCCATCGTTCCGGTCTACGGCAAGCGCTGGTTCATCGACAACGTCGAGCGGTTCATGGGTCAGGTGCGGCTCGCGAAAGACCCGCAGCGCGTTAAGAACATGCAGCTATCGAAGCTCGCAGAACTGGCTGCGCTGTCGCCGGTCGAGAAGCCGATCTTCACACCGGAGCAGATGGCTGGCCATCAGGTGCTTTGGGCAGAGGACAACCTCAAGAACAATCCATATTTGTTGGTTAACAAGATTGAAGACGCGGCAGGCAACATGCAGGCCGCTGGCCCGCTGGGCTACACCAAGCCGCCCGCGATCCCGCCCGCGATGGCTGCGCTGCTACAGCTTACAGAACAGGACATGGCTGAGATACTGGGCAGTCAGCAGCAAGCCGACGTTATGCAGCCAAGCATGTCTGGCAAGGCTGTGGAGTTGATCCAGCAGCGCGTGGACATGCAGTCGTTTATCTACATGTCGAACTTCGCGAAGGGAATGCAGCGCTGCGGCGAGATTTGGCTCGACATGGCCCGGGAGATTTACGTCGAGGAAGGCCGCAAAATGAAGGGCATCGGCGAACAGGGCGGCTCTGAGGCTGTCGTGCTGAACCAGCCGTTTATTGATGAGGAAGGCGTCCAAACCTTCCGCAACGACCTGACCGGCGCGGACTTTGACGTATCCGTTGACGTTGGCCCATCGTTCAACAGCCGCCGTGAAAGCATGGTGCGCGGGCTTACGGGTTTAATGCAGATGACGACCGATCCGCAGGACATGGCCATTTTGTCCGCGATGGCGATCATGAACATGGAAGCTGAAGGCCTGGGCGAGATTAAGCAATACTACAGGAAGAAGCTGGTCGGCATGGGCGTGTTGATGCCCAACGATCAGGAGCGCGAGGAAATGGCAGCAGCGGCAGAAGCGGCAGCGCAGCTGCAGCAGCCCGATCCGCAGCAGGCCTATCTGCAAGCAGCGGCTCAGAAGGAAATGGCACTGGCTGAGAAGGCTATTGCCGACACGGAACTGTCGCGCGCGAACGCCCGCCGGTCTGAAGCTGATGCAACAGAGACGATGGTCAAGCTGGGCCTAGACGTAGGCGCTGCCATGCAGATCGGAATGCAGCCGCCGCCCGCTGCGTAAATGGGCGCGATTGGGGAGTGCGTATGGATACCGACACAGACATTGAAGAACTGGAACTGATCGAAGGCGAAGGTCAGGAGCCTGAAGATACCGACGCGCCTGTCGTCGTCACATTGGGCGATGAACCCGAAGCCGACGATGAGATTGATTTACCGGACGAAGCGCCAGGGTGGGCGAAGAAGCTGCGCGAGACGGCAGAGGATCGGCGCAAGAGGCTGCGCGAGCTTGAAAAGGAAAACCGCGACCTGAAGGCCAAGGCCGCGCCGGTCGTAGAAGAGCCTGACCTTGGCAAAGAGCCTGACCTTGAGGATTACGACTACGACACCGACGCGTTTAAGACCGCTTGGCGCGAATGGGACGCTAAAGCCAAAGAGGTCGAGCAGCGCAAGGACGCCAAGCGCAAAGAGGCTGAAGAAGCGCAGGAACGCTGGCAAACCAAGCTGACAAGCTACGAGGAAGGCAAGAAGCGCCTTCGTGTGCCAGACTTTGAGGAAGCCGAAGATTTGGTGCAGGGTTTGTTTGATCAGACGCAGCAGGGCATTATCGTGCACGGTGCCAAGGATGCAGCGGTGTTGGCCTACGCCATCGGCAAGAACCCTGAGAAGGCTAAGGAACTGGCAGCGATCAAAGACCCGATTGCGTTTGCTTTCGCGGTTTCCAAACTTGAGGAGCAAGTGAAAGTGTCAACACGCAAACCCAGCGCCAAGCCAGAAGGCACGCTGACTTCGACGGCGCGTAGTTCGTCGATGGACAACCATTTGGAGAAGCTGCGGGCCGAAGCTGAACGCACCGGAGACTACACCAAGGTGTCCGCATATCGCCGCCAGATGAAGGCTAAAGCGGGGTGACTTGCGCGGGGGCCGGTTCAGTGTTATCGTCCCCCGCAGACCTCGCCAGTCTATAAATCCGGCAGACATAGCGGCCCGCCACCCGGCCCTCAAATATGGGTGAGTAGATCGAGGCGTTTGCCTCTCCGCTCATCACATATTTAGGACAATCGCTATGGCTTTTTCCAAGGAAGAACGCGTTCTCTTTGAGGACGAACTCGCAGGCTTCAACGACCTGATGGTCGAATCGAAGGCCGTCTCTGTTTTCGGCACCAATGGCCAGCTTATGGAGCGCGCCAATGACACCATCTGGCGTCCGGTTCCGTATATCATGGCTTCGCAGACCCGCACCATCGGCACGCCGGTTACCGCTCAGGTGGTCAACCAGCTTACCGTGCCGTCGCGCCTGAACATCAACCGCAACGTCACCTGGAGCATGACCGCTCTGGAACTGCGCGATGCGATCCAAGAAGGCAACATCGGTCGTGGTTCGCGCCAGCGTGTCGCGTCGGACATTAACACTTCGGTGCGTACTGTCGCTGCAACGCAGGGGACGCTTGTCGTGCCGATCACTGGCGCTGCTGGCTCCTACGACAACGTCGCTCTCGCGCAGTCGATCATGGACGAGCAGGGCGTTCCTGCTGAAAACCGTTATATGTTCCTCCCGCCGCGTGAAGCCAACGGCATCGCCGGTAACCTTGCAAACGTGAACCGCTCGTTCGGAAATGCAAAGTCGGATGACGCTTTCGAGCGTTCGGAACTGGGCCAGAACATTGCCAGCTTCGACATTTACCGCTCTGACGGCGCAATCCGCCAGACTGGTGCCAACCCGACTGTCACGATGGCCACTAACGGCGCGCTGGTTCGTTTCGTACCTCGCACGCTGGATGCCAACGGCAACAACGTTGACAACCGCACGCAGCAGATCACGGTCAGCAGCACGACCAACGTTGCAGCCGGTCAAGCGTTCCAGGTTGCCGGTCTGGAAAGCGTGCATCAGATCACCAAGAACCCGACTGGTCAGCTTAAGACCTTCCGTGTCATCTCGGTGGACAGCGCCACGACCATGACGATCAGCCCGCCGATGATCGGTGCAAACTCGGCTCCGACCGACGTTGAGCGCCAGTACAAGAATATCGAAGTTGTGACCACTTCAGCCACGGCAAGCTTCACGTTCCTGACCCGCAACACGGCCAACCTTTGCCCGTTCTGGCACAAGGATAGCATCCAGCTTCTGCCTGGCCGCTATGCCGTTCCTAACGATCAGGGCGCGGATGTGATGCGCGGCACGACCGATCAGGGCCTTGAACTGGTGATGACCAAGTTCTTCGACACCTCAACGTTTGTGACCCGTTTCACGTTCGACACGTTTTACGGCGTGGTGAACCTGGCACCGGAAATGAACGGCGTCATCCTGTTCGGCCAGCCGTAAGACTTATGGGCGGGGGTTTCGGCTCCCGCCCTTTTGGCTCTCACCTCTTTGGAGGATTAAATCATGTCTAGTTCACTTCCGGTTCTTTCGCCTTCGGTCGTTACGCTGCCCGCAAACGCACGTATCGCCGTCTATTCTACCTCGTTCTACACCGTCACTCAGCTTCTCGGAAGCGTCCGCGTTCCGCTGTTCGCTGGCGCTGGCTCTTACACATCTTCGACCTTTGCTTCTGGCGCGACTATTGAAGTGACCGGCGGTGATCGTTCGCAGGTGTTCTATAACGTCGGCACTGCGGCCATCGTGCCGGAGTATCCGTTCCAGCCGACGCCTGGCACACTGAACGCCACGGGTACGCTGACTGCGGCGCTCATCTTCGGCGGCATTGTCACCTCGACCACTACCGCTGCTGTGACTGCCACGCTCGACACAGGCGCAATCATGGACGCCGCTGGTACGTTCGCCATCGGTGACTTTGTCGATTGGACTGCCATCAACACGGGCGCAACTAACGCATTTACCGTGACGGCTTCTTCTGGCCACACTGTCGTTGGCGCTGGCGCGGTCGCTCTCAGCACCTCGGGCCGTTTCCGCACGCTCAAGACTGCGGCCAGCACGTTCGTGTCTTACCGTCTGTCGTGATGATTGGGGGGGCGGGTTTAGGCTCGCCCCTATTTTAAAGGGGAGTGCAACGTGAAAGCAGGACTGTACGCTAACATCAACGCCAAGCAAAAGCGCATCAAATCGCAGAAGGCTGCCGGTGATAAGGTCGAAACCATGCGTAAGGTTGGAAGCAAGGGCGCTCCGACTGCTGCCGCATTTATGCAATCTGCAAAGACTGCGAAAAGCCGCAAGAAATGACCGCGTTCCCTGAAATGGTCTATCGCGTCCCTGGCCTGCATCGCGGGCAGAACGGCGAGACTTACAGCTATCTTGGCGTGAACGATCAGGCTGAACTTGACGAAGCGTTGGCATCAGGCTGGCACCTGACCATGCCCGAAGCCATCGCAGCGGTTGATGCGCAGGCGGTGGTCGATGAGGTGGTCGAGGCGCAAGAGGCTATCGAGGCCGTGACGGATGAAACCCGCGATGTGCTGGAAGCCAAGGCCAAGGCGCTAGGCGTGTCGTTCAACTCGCGCACAAGTGACGCAACCTTGATCCAGCGGATTGCGGCTGCATGAGCCAGGAGCCAACCAAGGAGCAGGAAGAAACTGCTAGGCGGATAGAGGAATATCTCACGCGCAACAATTCCAAGCGGTTTGTGCAGCGGATCATGCTGCCCTTTAAAGCGCCTGTTGCGATTGATGACGAAGACCCCAAGGGCAAGCGGGTTATGACGCATAAGATGGCTTGGGGCGAGGCTGATGGAAAGTTTTACGTCTATCCGACTGTGATGGAAGACCCAGAGAACAAAGGCGCGCTCAAGAACTATGGCAAAACCGCTTTCGATGAGGCTATGCGCCGCCGTGATTTTATTGCATTTGACAAGAGCGAAGATGCCGATTGGTTTTCCAAGAATTACAAGTCATATTGGGATAAATTAGGCTATAATCCGGAAATGAAGCCATGAGCTACACGATCCGCCAGTTTGTTGAAAGCGCGTTGGAAGAGATCGGCATGGCTGCGTATGTGTTCGACGCAGCGCCCGATCAGCTTCTGAGCGCGGCCAAGCGGATGAACTCCATGCTTGCAGAGTGGAACGCGCGCGGCATACGGCTAGGCGCAACGCTCTACAGCAATCCGGCCGACATTGACTTGGACGCTGATAGCAACGTGCCAGACAACGCGAACGAAGCGATCATCACGAACCTCGCGCTGCGTATCGCACCGATGTACGGCAAGTCTCCCATGCCTGCCACGGCGCTGAACGCCAAGCGCGCTTACGATGTGATGCTGCTGAACTTCTCGCAGCCGGTCGAGATGCAGCTTGGCGAGATTCCGTCTGGCGCTGGCAACAAGCCTTGGCGGTGGTATGATCCGTATACACCTGAAGCGGAACCTATTCTGACCGACGGCAGTAACAGCCCATTGGAGTTTTTCTGATGCCGACAATCAACCAGCTTTCCGCAGTGGACAGCCTTAACAGCGACGATCAGGTGCCGGTCTGGTCTGCCTCGCAAGGTGACGGGCGCAAGTTCTCGCTGACCACTTTGGTATCGTTTCTTTCGTCTGCGTTCACGTCGCTGACTGTTAGCAGCTACGTGCGCCTTCCTGCTGTGGCGGTGTCTGCACTCCCCGCAGCCGCCACAGCAGGAAATGGCGCGCGGGCAACGGTAAGCGATGCCACGGTGACTACGTTTCACGCTGCGGTGGTCGGTGGCGGCTCAAACATGGTGCCGGTCTTTGTTGATAACGGCGTTTGGAGGATCGGATGATGAGTAGCGTATTTTCGCCCGCGTGGGGTTCAACGATTAGCATTACGAACGACACCACGGCGACGGCTGCGGTTGCGATTCCGAAGCAGGCGAACGCACTGGTGCTGACCAATACGAGCGCGACGGCCCGCGTCCATGTGGTGCTGACTGAGTATCAGAGCGAAGGCGGGGCGCTGCCTACGGGCGAAGTGCCGACCACTTCCAACGGCCTACCGATCCTGCCTAACCAGCAGATTATGGTGTATGTTGGCCCCGGCCTTAGCGTTGTCCGCACCATCGCGACGGCGGTTGACGGTGCCATCATCGTAACGCCAGGCGATATTTGGTAATGGTTCAAATCCCGATCATTTCGGGGATATACACAGACGGCGCGGCGGATTTTAGAACGTCGATGCCGGTCAATTTGCTGCCCGTCCCAAAGGCGCAGGGCATCAGCAACGGCTATTTGCGGCCCGCTGATGGCATTGTGGCGTTCGGCACGGGTCCAGGCAATGATCGGGGCGGCATCGTCTGGGAAGGCGTCCATTACCGCGTGATGGGCAGCAAACTGGTCAGCGTGTCGGCGGTCGGCGCGGTCACGGTGTTAGGCGATGTGGACAACGATGGCCAGCCGGTGACGTTGGATTACGGCTTTGACTATCTCGCCATCTCATCGAACGATAAGCTGTTCTACTGGTCTGGGACGGCCTTGACCCAAGTGACCGATCCCGATCTAGGCGCGGTCAACGATGTGCTCTGGGTCGATGGGTTTTACATGACCACCGATGGCGAGTTTCTCGTTGTCACTGAACTGAACGACCCGTTCTCTGTAAACCCGCTCAAATATGGATCGTCTGAGGCTGACCCTGACCCGATTATCGCGCTCTTGAAGGTGCGTAACGAGGTCGCGGCGCTGAACCGGCACACCATTGAACTGTTTGACAACATCGGCGGGCAGCTCTTTCCGTTTCAGCGAATCGAAGGCGCGCAGATTGAAAAGGGCTGCATTGGCAAGGATGCGTGCTGCATCTATTTAGATGCCATCGCGTTTGTCGGCAGCGGGTTTAATGAGGCTCCTGGCGTTTACATCGGTGCAAATGCGATGGCCACCAAGGTCAGCACGCGCGAGATTGACACGCTCCTGCTAGCCTACACTGATACAGAATTGGCGGCTACTGTCGTGGAAGCGCGCAACGACAAGGCAAACCAGCTTCTCTACATCCACTTGCCAGACCGGACTTTGGTTTACGACGCAGCGGCTTCGCAGGAGATCGGGCAACCGGCTTGGCATGAACTGACGAGCGAACTGGAAGGCTATGCCCGTTATAAAGCGCGCGGGTTTGTGTGGAATGGCAATGATTGGATTGCTGGCGACCCGTCGGGGACAAGCCTTGGCCGGATGACAGACACGATCAGCAGCCACTATGGCGACCGTGTGCGCTGGGAGTTTGCGACGGGCATCGTCTACAACGAAAGCGCCGGGGCTGTATTTCATGAGCTTGAACTTGTCGCGCTGCCAGGCCGGGGGGCATTTGGGTTAGAGCCGTTCATTGAGACTAGCTACAGCTTGGACGGCGAAGAGTGGTCTATGGGCCGCACGATCAGCGCAGGTACGCTAGGACAGCGCCAGAAGCGTCTGGCATGGTTCCAGCAGGGCGCAATGCGCAATTGGCGCGTGCAACGCTTTCAGGGGACCAGTGACGCGTTCCTGTCGTTTGCGCGGTTGGAGGCGCGGCTAGAGCCGCTGGCTTGGTAATGGCGCTGAACAGCCTCAAACTGACGCGCAACCAGCTTGCGTCGTTCCTGAAAGACCCGGAGCAGATCAAGCAGTTTGAGCGGCTGACTGCGCTGGTTGACCTGTATCTGAACCAAGGGACGGTTGACGAAAGCGACACGGTGCTAGGTTCGGTGTCGGCAACCGCGAACGCTGCAAACAGCCTAGCGGTGGACCTTGACGCCCGCGTTCGGTATCTTGAACTAGCACCGCGCGAAGAGATCGTTATTCCGCCTGCATCGGGCGGCGCGGGCGTGACGCTGACAACGGTTGAGGTCAATGTTGGATCGGTCCCCAAGAGCGGCGGATCGTTTACGATAGCGGGCGCTGCGCTGGCGGTCGGCAAGCCCGTGCTAATCAATCAGGCGGTCGGGCCGTACACGGGCAAAGGCACGCTGCCGGATGAGGCTGAGATGGATCAAGTCAACGTCGCGGCAAGCGTGACGGACGCGGCGACGATCACGGCCTATTGGTCAAGCGCGAGACGTGTTAAGGGCAACTTCAAGTTCAACTATCAGGTGAGCGCGTGATATGGCGGTAATCGAAGGCGGCATTAGTGCGAACCTCGCAGAGGTTGATGCCAACAACCGGATAAAGATCAGCCTCGCCACGATTGACGATCCGGCGGAAGTCGGTGCCGTGCTGTTCTACAGCGATAACGATCCCACCAGTAATTACATTATCAGCCCTGAGACAGACGCCGATTACCGGCTGCGGCTCGCGCAGGAGAGCGTCTACGACTGGGAGACGTTCAATTATGCCGCTCAGAACACCGGCAAGCACATCTACCGTAACTCGACGATGACGAACACATGGTCCAACGCGGGCCTGACCACGAACAGCGCCAACACCTTGCTGCCAGGTGGCACGCTAGTTCAGTCTTACGCCTATTTTCCGTTGATCGGCGCAAGCCAACTTTACGGCGAGTTTGAAGGATCGGTAAACGCAAACACGACGACCAACATGGTCATTGACTTCGGGTTTTTCCTCGCAAACACGACCACGCCTTTCGCGCCTACGGATGGAATCATGTTCCGCCTGACCGCTGCGGGATGGCAGGGCGTCATCAACTTCAACGGCACGGAAACAACCGCAGCCTTGGTGAGCGATGCGGTGGCGTTCGTGCATGTGATCAATCGCAAGTATCAGTTCCAGATCGTCGCGAACGAGCAGGAAGTGCGGTTCTGGGTAGATGGCACCTTGTACGCGACGATCAGCACGCCGGTCGGCCAAGGTCAGCCGTGCATGTCTGGTTCGCTGCCGGTCGGCCTGCGTCACGCAAATACGGGTTCAGCAGGCGCGGCCATCTCGTTCGTCCTGAACGATTACGCTGTGACCATCGGCGGTCCTGCGATGGCGGAACGGCCAAGCGTGATCGGACAGAAGGCGCTAGGGTCTTATCAGGGCCTGTCAGGTGGCACGATGGGGTCGCTGGCATCCTACGCTAACAGCGCCAACCCTACGGCTGCAGCACCGGCAAACGCTTCGCTAACGGCCAACCTTCCCAACGGCCTCGGCGGGCAAGGCTCAGTTATTGCTGCGGTTGCCGCTGTAACTGACGGCATCTGGGGCAGCTATCAGGTGCCAGCGGGAACGGTGTCGGTCCAAGGTCGGCGTCTGGTGCTGCGCGGTGTCAGGATTGATGCAGTCAATACGGGCGCGGCAGTGGCGACCACGGCGACCACGGTGCAGTTCAGCCTAGCGTTCGGGCATACGGCGGTTTCACTGGCAACGCTGGAAGCCGCAACGACGAAGGCACCTCGCCGTCTGGCGCTGGGCTACATGACTTGGCCGGTCGGTGCTGCCATCGGCGCGCAGCCGCAGACAGGCGCGCTCGCTGTCGATTTTGGTGATGCGCCGGTCTACGTCAATCCCGGCGAGTTTGTGCAGATCGTCGGCAAGTTCTTGGTCGGCACGGCCACGGCATCGCAGACGATCAACTTCGTGTGGCAACCGGTTTACGGGTGGGAGTGAAACATGAGTACGATCCAGACAGTTTTGATCGCTGCCAAGACGGCCGAAAACGTGGATACCGCGCAGTACACTAGCACGAACGTGACGACGATCATCGACAAGTTCACGGCCACAAATTATTCGGCCACGGCGGCGAGCTTGTCGATCAACCTTGTCGCGTCGGGCGGATCGGCTGGGAACAACAACCTGATCGTCAAGGCGAAGGTGTTGCAGCCTTCTGAGACGTATGTGTTCCCTGAGATCGTCGGGCATACGCTGCTGTCTGGCATGTTCATCTCGACACTGGCAGGCACGGCTTCGGCTATCAACATCCGGTCGAGCGGTCGCACTGTCAGCAACTAGGGTTGCGTTCGCCTCTCCGGTGTGGCACTATACGCTCACCGCGCAACAGGCCTGCCGGTGGGCCGTTCCAGCTAGAGGCATGGAATGAGCGCGGTTTCTCTTTCCAAAGCGTACACGCCCGCAGATGTGGAGCGGCTGGAAGGTGCCTTTCTGGGCATGGATCAGGCCGCGTGTTCGGTTACCCATCGCTTCGGGCCGGACATCTACATCCGCGAACTGGCGGTGAATGCAGGCGCTTATGTCATTGGGCATTCGCACCGTCATGCGCATATGAACGCGCTTGTGTCTGGCCGCGTTTCGATATTCCTTGAGGATGGCAGTCAAACGGAACTGACTGGGCCGACGACGTTTGTCGCACCGCCTGGACGCAAGATGGCATACGTCCACGAGGATATGATCTGGCAGAACATCTACGCCACGCCTTTGACTGATGTGGCAGAGCTTGAGGCAGAACTGTTTGAGCCTAGCGACACGTTCAAGTCTGTGCCGCTGCTGGAATACGACCACGCCGAAGATGTGAAAGACTTTTTGGACGCCATCACGGCGGCGGGTTTCACGCCTGACCAAGTGCGCGCCATTTCGGAAAACCTCGCAGATCAGCGCCCGTTTCCGTTCGGTGAATACAAGGTGATGGTTGCGCCTTCTCAGATCGAAGGCCGTGGGCTTTTCGCTACGGGTGACATTGCACGGCTTGAGCCGATTGCCCCATCATTGCTTGATGGGATGCGGACGCCAGCAGGCCGTTATACCAACCATGCTAAGGTTCCTAATGCCATCATGGCGCGCATGGGGAATGACATTTACCTGTTTGCCTTGCGGGACATTGCGGGGAGCCGGGGCGGCATGATTGGCGAGGAAATTACCGTGGACTACCGCGATACATTGGGGGGCTGTTAATGTCAGCCGTAGCAGCCGCTGTTGTAGGCAGTGCCGTTATTGGCGGTGTCGTTGCGTCCAAGAGCGCAAGTAAGGCAGCGCAGGCGCAGACACAGGCCGCTGACGCAGCAGCAGCAGAACAGCGGGCGGCGCGCGAGGAACTGAGAACGCTTCTTGCGCCTTATTCATCCGCTGGCATTCCGGCACTACAAGCGCAGATGAACTTGCTCGGTATTGCGCCGCAGGGAACCAACTGGACAGCCTTCGCGCAGTCTAACCCTGAACTAATGGCGGCGTACAATCAGCAGGGCGGCGGGCAAATGGTCAACATCATGGGCCGCAACGTGATGATCCCTGGCGGTCAGCGTATGCCACTAGAACAGTTCGCACAGCAATGGCAGCAAACGAGGGGAGGTGATCTATCTGCGTTTCAGACCGGGGGCGCGCAAGGGCAGCAGCAGGCGATCAACCAGTTCGAGCAGTCGCCCATGTTCCAGGCTCTTGCGCGCCAAGGCGAAGATGCGCTGCTTCAAAACGCAGCGGCAACCGGCGGGCTTCGCGGCGGCAATCTTCAAGGCGCGTTGGGCCAGTTTCGACCGGCGCTCTTGAACCAACAGATACAGCAGCAGTTCCAAAACCTCGGCGGCATCACTACGCTAGGTCAGCGGTCAGCGGCAGGCGTTGGCGCGGGTGGCATGGAAGCCGCTAACCAGATCGGTAACGCATTGACGCAGGCTGGACAGGCACGGGCTGGCGGCGCTTTGGGCCAGGGCGCTGCGTTCAATAACGCACTTGGGCAGATTACAGGGTTTGCCACATCGCCCGCAGGCCAAACCGCGCTGGGGAAGATTTTCTAATGGCGCAACCGTTCGACTATACGATCCCTAGCCCGCAAAGCGCTTTCCAAGCATCCTATGCATTCGGCCAGCAGATCGCCGCGCAACAGCAAGCACAGCAGCAGGCGCAGCAGAAGGCCATAGAGGCACAGCAGGCCCGCGCCGCTATGCAGATGGTCTATGACAACCCAACGCCTGAGAACATTTCACGCTTCTATATGGCCTATCCCGCCTACAAGGAGCAGTTCGAAGCCGCGCGCCAGCCTTTAACCGACGCAGCCAAAGCGGATGACTTGGACTTTACCTCGCGCGCACTTTCGCTGCTGACAAACGGCGCAACCGATCAGGCGAACGCGCTTATGCAGTCGCGCATCAAGGCCTTGAAAGAAACACCGGGGCGTGAGGATGAGGCTGCTAGAACAGAAGCTGTCGCGCAGATGATCGCCAAGGAGCCGCAAGCCGGTAAAGCTCTGCTTGGCATGAAGATGGCCGCGATTGATTCCAAGCTTTACGAAAACCTGTTCGGCAAGTCTGAGTTGACAGCTTTCCAAAAGAATTTGGTGGCGGCAAAAATTGATCCAAACAGCCCAGAAGGCATTCGTAAGTCTGCGCAGTTTGTAGAACTCCAGATTGACCCGCTTGTCGAAATGGAAACGCCTAACCAAGGCAAGTTTATAGGTCGGCAATCGGAGTATTACCGCCGTTATGGGACGAACGCGCAGCAACCCAGCAAACTTCCATCACCGCTCACAAAGCAGCAATATGACGACTTGCCACCGGAAACGCAGTATTTTGATTCGCGTGACAACAGCGTTAAACGCAAGGGAGGTGGTAGCGGCAACGCTACCGGCGGCTTTCAGTAAAATGGAAGCCATCACGGTTCAATCGGAAAGCAGCGGTAATCCTAACGCTATCAGCCCCAAGGGAGCGCGCGGGCTGATGCAGGTCATGCCTAGCACTTCGCGCGATCCTGGCTTCGGTGTAACACCTTCACGGGGGACCGCTGGCGATGATGTGCGTGTGGGGCGTGAATACCTGTCAGCCATGATGGAACGCTACGGTAACGACGCTGCAAAAGCATGGGCAGCATACAATCTGGGACCGGGCAAGTTGGATAAGGCTTTGGCAAAGTATGGCAACGGTTGGCTGTCAAAAGTCCCCGCTGAAACTCGCAATTATGTGATGCGCAACATGCGCGCGTTAAGGAATTAAGGCATGGCCGAAGCGCAAACATGGGGCCAAGATGACGAGGTGGTTGGCGCTGTTCCGGCAACGGGGCAAGGTGTGGTCATTCCTGCCGCGCCGAAAGATATGGCGGCAGACATTCGCGCGCAAACAGGTACGGACATCAACGTATCCAGTGAGGCCCGCCAAGGCCGCGAGGAAGTGCGCAAGGCTGCTTTAGATTTGCAATCGCGGTATCGTTCGGATGAGAACGTTAAGAAGTACGAAGGCGCGCTACCTAACTATGTGGCGGCGCTGAAAACGCAGCCCAACGGATCGGGCGATCTGTCGCTTGTCTACCACTATGCCAAGACCATTGACCCAACCAGCACGGTCGGCACAGGCGACATGCAGAGCATCAGCACCACAGATGCGCGCTTGCCTGCTGCGGCTCAAGACGTATTGCGTCAACTCCGTTTGTCAGATGGCAAGTTTACCGACCAAGCCCGTGACGGCTTGCGGGTTGAACTGCGCAATATCTTAGAGCAGCGCAAACAGGCTTACGATGTGTCACGGCAGATGTATGCTGAGACTGCGCAAGCCCCTGAGTTTGGCGTTAACCCTGAACTGGTTATCGGCAAGACGCCATTCGGTGACAAGTTCGCGCCAGAGATTGATAAATACTGGAAAGACAAAGGCACACCGGGGGCGGAGCAACTCGCCATCACTGGCGGCGAACGGTTCAGCACTGAAGCTGACAAGGCGATCAGCGCAGCGGTCAATCAGGCATTCGCGTCTGGCGCGAACGTGCAGCAGCTTGTGGAAGCGGCGCGAGGAGCGGGCGCTAACGTCACTGCTGAAGATGTGTCGGCGTTCCAGCAGGCTGTAGAAGCCCGCGCGAAAGGTCAGCCGGTCACGTTCAACACGCGGCAGTCCGGCACGCGCAATCCTATCGCGCAGGGCATCGGGGAGTTTCTGACAACCCCGCTCGGCACGGGCGTTACGGGCGCTGTCAACGCGGCAGGCGTCGGCCTTCTCTCTCAGGTCGCTGGCGATCAGGTGCAGGGCCTAGAGGCGCTTAATCCTTTGTCTGGCATGATTGGTGAGGGGGTCGGTTCGTTAGTCGGCACTGCGGGGCTTGCCAACGCCACGGCGGGGTTGACTAGGGCATTAGCTCCAAATTTGGCCACAAGACTTGCTGGTGGTGGTACTACAGGCGCAGTGGCTCGCGAACTGGCTACTGAGGGCGGTTTTGGCGGCTTGTACGCTGCTAACACTGGTGAGGACATTGGCACGGGCCTTGCGCTAGGTGCTGCGGGTTCGCTTGGCGGGCGTGCCATCGGTGCCGGTGTTAGCCGTGCGGCTCCTGTTGTCTCTGGGTTGTTTCGGCGCGGCGGCGACGTTCCGCCTGATGGCGGCGTTCCGCCTATGGGTGGCACTCTTGCTGGTGGTATGCCTACAGGCGGCGCTCCTGCGGGCGGTGCACCTGCGGCTGGTGAAGCTGCAATGCAAGCAGCGGATGAGACGTTTGTTCCGGAAACTTTCCGATTTAACGACGCTGGATCGTCGGGAACTTCACTAGAGACAATCCGCCGCATGAAGGCGGAGGGCTTGCCGGTTCCTGTTGAACTGACATTAGGCGCAGTCACGCGCGATGCAGAGCAACTGGCATTTGAGAAGGAGCAGCTTTTCGGGGCGCTTGGCGGTCCTTTGCGCCGCCGTGCTGAAGAGAACAATTTGCAAATTCTTGAAAACTTTGACCAGCTTATCAACCAAACAGGTGCGCAAACTGTAAACAGAACCAGCACCGGCAACGTCGTGATTGACGCGCTCACAAAGTCCTATGACGCTGCAAAAAACAAGGTCAACGTTGCCTACAAGCGTGCGGAACAAGCGCCCGAAGCGCAAGAACTTGTAGACTATGCTGATGTTCAGCAGTTCATCAACGCGCAGGATGAGGCGACAAAAGAGATTGCGCCAGTTCTGAAAAGCGTTGCGCAACAGCTCGCCAAAAATGACCCCGACAAGACCGGGCAAATCAGTGTTGCGACTATGGAAAACATCCGCAAGCTAATCAGCCAAAACACACAGCGCGGCACACCTGGCGAGGTTTACGGCGGGCAGTTAAAGGGCCTGATTGACGCGACGACTGAAGGCAAGGGCGGTGATTTGTACATACAAGCCCGAAAGCTGCGGCGTGAGCAGGCCCGCAAGTTTGAGGATCGGGCTGTTGTCGCGCGCCTTGTTTCAAACATCAAAAACATGGACGACCCCAAAGTCTCTGCGGACAAGGTTTTTCAAAAGTCCATTTTGAACGCTGCGCCAGAAGAAATTCAATTTTTGCGTCGGACGCTTCGCACAAGCGGCGCAGATGGTCGTCAGGCATGGAAAGAACTTGAGGGCGCTACCGTCCGCCATCTTCTGGAAAGCGTGACCAGAAACGCCAGCATGACGGCTGACGATATGCCTATCGTTTCGGCTGCAAAAATGAAGGATGCGATCAATAGTCTGGATGATGTTGGTCGGCTAGATGTGATATTTGATCCCAAGAAAGCGCAGACCTTGCGCGACCTTCGGGACGTTATCCAATACGTCAGCACAGTCCCGCCAGGCACCAACATTAACACTAGCGGCACCGCAAGGACGCTTATGGCGATGATGGGCGAAATGACGGCCACGGGTGGCCTAAGCGCATACTTAACCGGCTCGCCTATCCCTGTTCCTTTGGTGACGGGGTTCAAGATGATTAGGCAGGGCGTGAAGGATAACGAGATCAAAAAGAAGATCGCTAGATCGCTTGTCCCTTCGGAGCGCACGCAATGACCACCATCCCCGCACCTTATCCCTATTTCACCGACGCAGCAGGCAACGCGCTTGAGGCGGGCAAAATCTACATCGGCACGGCAGGGCTTGATCCGCGTACAAACCCTATCGCGGTGTACCAGGACGAAGCGCTAACTATCGCATGGGCGCAGCCGATCCGCACGGTCGGCGGCTATCCGGTGTATATCGGTGCGCCTTCGAATATCCAGACTGCGGCGCTTGAGTTCTCGCTCATTATCGCAACGTCAACCGGCGAGGTCGTGTTTCGTGATCTCAATGTTGTGAGCATCGACGCTGCCAATGTGGCGTTTATCCAAGCAGGCGTGGGTGCTGTAGCGCGTTCGGCGCAGGACAAGCTGCGCGAGAACGTTAGCGTCAAGGACTTTGGTGCGGTTGGCGACGGCACGACCAATGACACAGCGGCGATTCAGGCGGCGATTGACAGCCTAGGCGCAGCGGGTGGCACCGTTACTATTCCAAACGGCGCAAAATGCCTGATCGATACCGCTTTGACGGTGAAGCCGAATGTTTCGCTTGTTGGCCCACATCAATTTGTTGGCTCGCCTGATGACAACGCGAACGCGCCTTATGGCGCCCTTGGTGGTGCGCTTATCGTTAACTCGGCGGTGACGATCACGCTGCAAGGTGGAACAACTATTAACGGATTGCTGGTCTACCGTAAGGGTATGACGTTTCCGGCTTCTACCTCGACCACGTTTGCCGGAACTGCCTTCACGGTAGGCGGTGATGATGCAAGCGTCACAAACTGCATGGTGCTTGGATTCGACCAAGCGTTCAATAGCGTTGGCTGGCAACGTCCCCGCTTGGACTATTTCTATTTTGATTGCGAGGCGGGCGTTTATATTGAGAATTGCTTGGATAATCCTCACATTGGCTTTTGCCATGCTTGGCCCTTTTCTGGAATCGCTACTATATCAAAGCCTTCAAATTGGGCTGATCGTGTCGGCCCTGCCTACCACTTCAAAAACACGGCAGACTGGCTGACCCTTACCGCTTGCTTCAGTTACGGCTACAATGTCGGAACAAAGATTGAGGATTGCAACCATTATCTGTTGTTGGCCGCGCAGGCAGACGGTACCACGACCTACGCCAACTCCATTGGTATCGTGATTGACGGAACTGCGGGTGGCTGCGAGGACGGCCAGATCATTGCGCCGCGCGTGGCAGCGCAGACCTTGGCGGGCATCAAGATTCAAACGCAAAACGGGGTGAATACCACGATTGTCGGCGGCGCGCTGTGGAATGACGGAACGCACGGCGTCTGGCTGGTTTCTGGCGACTTGCATATCAGTGACACGCAGATTCGCGACATCAACAATGGGATCACAGTCGATAGCGCGAATAGCAACGTGTTCCGGCACGGTGTACGTTTTGACACAGTTACGTTGCCTATCAACGCGGCTGTTGTGACGAATAAACTTTACGGTGGACTTGATGATTACGACCTAGCAGCGGGCAATTCTGTGGTCGGCGGCAATGCCCGCAATGAAACAATT